ACACTTCCGGCATCAACCCATCTCACCGAGGACAATAAATGGCTCTATTCCAGCGAAAGAACAAGACTACGCTTGCTGCGGAAATTGTTGCTGAAATGCAAAAGGCTGGAATGGCCTCATCTCCACTGGGAAATGCTGGCGGATACAACTCTGCCTACGCTGCTAACGAAATGTCAACCGCAGGTCAGGGAATCGTAACGACCATTGGACAGGCAATTCCAATGCCTCGACCTGGATTTGTTGAAGGTGGCGGTGGTTTCGGAGCCATGCTCGGCCCAGCTTCACCACTTCTCCCAGCACCGATTGACGTTGTCCTTGACGACTCAGGTCGCGCTCTACCTCGTAAATACGAATACCAGACTGCAATAAACCTTAACCTCACACAGACCGAGGTTCCGTTTCAGGTTCTTAACTCACTTGCTGAGCAGTGTGACATTATTCACCGCGCCATTGAGATCCGCGTAGGTGACATCATTAAGCAAGAAGGCGCTTGGACTCTCTCGGATCAAGCCATTGCCGACATTATGCAGGAAGAGAACTGCTCACACGCAAAGGCAGCTCTTATTGGTCGTGAAACGTACGGCGCTGAGATTAACCGCCTTCGTGACTTCTGGGAGAACCCATACGTTGCTTCTGACCGCACGTTCTCTGAATGGCTAACTGAATCACTATGGCAGGTCTTTACCTACGACCAGTGGTGTGTCTACCCTCGCTACAACTTCAAGGGCAACGTGCTGGGCTTTGACGTTATTGACGCACCGACAATTAAGATTCTTCTTGACAACCGAGGCGACATCCCTCACCCACCACAGCCTGCTTACCAGCAAGTCTTATGGGGCTTCCCTCGCGGAGAATTCATTGCTTCACCAGACGCCGACGGCGAGTTCTACGCTGGCTCAGGTCGAGACAAAGAGTTCCTTACCGACCAACTCTCAGTCTTCGTTAAGAACCGTCGCACATGGTCGCCTTATGGTTACTCACCAGTAGAAGAGGCAATCCCAGCCGCTTCGCTGTACTTGAACCGCCAAGTATGGATGAACTCTGAATACCAGAACGGCTCAATGCCAATGACGTTTATGAAGACTAACTCTCAGGAGTTGGACATTCACAAGCTGGCAGAGTTTGAGCGTATTCTCAATGGTCGTCTAACAGGCAACACAGCAGAGCGTCACCGCATCAAGGTATTGCCAGACGGGTTTGATCCTGTTGCAATGCCAGAGATGGCTGACCGCTTTAAGTCAGACTACGACGAATACATCATTAAGCGCGTTGCATCTATCTTCGGTGTATCCCCAGCAGCTCTCGGAGTCGTGGCTCGTGCCGGACTCGGTGGTGGCAAGGGCGCACAAGAAGGCGAAGCAGAGAACGTAGAGTCAGTCTCTACTAAGCCAATGGAAGATTACGTTGTCTCAGTAATCAACTCTCTTTCACGTCGCTACCTCGGTGCAGACAAGAACGTGACCTTTGTTCTTAATGACCGCAAGGGCGCTCGCGAAGAAATGGATCGCTCTAAGGCACTACAGACCGCTCTATTCTCAGGTCAGAAGACACTCAACGACGTACAGGGCGAACTTGGACAAAACCTTTACGACATGCCAGAAGCCGATGAACCATTCATTGTCGCTGGTAACGCAATCCAGTTCCTCAAGGGAATGTTGACAATTGACACATCAGGCGAAACGGTAGGACAGAATGACCAAGCGCAAGGCAACGAAAGCCAAAGCACACAAGGCCAAGTCAATCAAAATACATCACAAGGCAGTGTCGGTGAAAGCCAAGCGCCGAAGGCTGGCGTAGGCAAGGACATTCCTGCCGTTGGCGCACCTGCGGATCAGAAGTCAGCAATGACCGAAGAGCTAAAGGACTTTGGTCGCTTTGTCAAGTCACGCCACAAGCGCGGCAACTGGAGAGCGTTTGACTTCACCGTATTTGACGCAGAACTTAGCGACAACCTCAACGAACAGGCGTACTTCATTGTCAAGGGCGCTACACCAATGCCTGAGAACATCTACGAGTGGGCTTCTAACATTGTGAACAGTGAGATAACTGATACCCCAAAAGGTTTAGTTACTAAGGAATATAATCCTGACCAGCCACGCGATGAGCATGGTCGTTTTGGTTCTGGCGGTGGAAGCAACTCTTCCAATCAAGGCACAGGCTCAAGCGCCGGTAGACCAGATGTAGGAAACTTTCAATTTAGCCAACAAGAAGCAGAACACTTAAACTCTGTTTACAATGAAGCTGCTAAAGCTTCTAACTATCCTGCTTACGCAGAGCAATACGCCGCAGCAGGACAAAACGCCATGCAAGTTGAAATGGCTAATATGCTTGGTATGGGTGGCCCAGCCACCATTGAGCAAGACCCTTACGGCGATACTCGACCTTCATTGTTTAGAGGGTGTGACCAAGCTGGTGCTGATTCTTTAACAGGTGATTTAACCAGTTATGGTGGATCAGGTGGAACTCTTGTTGGTTCTGGTGTTTACACATCACCCGATGTGTCTGTTGCTAACCAGTTTGCAAAAGATGGTGGAGTTCGTGTTGATTGTTATGTTTCGTCAAATGCAAACATAGCAACAGCAACAGCAGATACACTTGCATCAAACTACGGTTTTAATGCACCATCAGACAACATAATTTCTGGTGACACAAAATGGTCAAGTGAAGCTCAAGATGGAGTCAGCAAAATAATGTCAACTCCTGCTTCTGCAGCATTGTCAAATGGCTATCAGGGTTTGAACGCAACAAACATTACTGGCCAGAAAGCAACGCTCATATTTGATAGGTCGGTTATGAGCATTAACGTTGTAAAGTTTGGGGGCTAACAATGATAAATGAAATGCAACTTTCAAGTCCCAAAATTTCTAAAGCATTAAGCAGCGTTCAGTTTTATTTATCTCCAAAACGCAAACAAGAATTATTTGAAATTTTAAGAAAGACCTACAAAAAAGCTGGTCAAACAGCAACTGTAAATGATTTGCCAAATTCTGTAATTAGTGAGATTGAAAAATACTTAAACAACACAGATAAAAATTTTCAGATTCAAGTTACTAAGCGTCAGATGAACGAATTACCTTCGTACCCAAAGGTTGAGGCAGTATCAAAGAAGCACTCTAAGGCTATCCAAGTAGCACTCGCAGCCGGTATCTCAGGCGTAGGCTCAGCAATCGCACAGGCACTTCGAGCAGTTCCGAAGCCGCTTGAGGATGCAGCTCAGATGAAAGCAGTTGCCCAGGGCGCAGTACGTAGCAATGTTCTTATGAACAACGCTAAAGCAGTCAACGTCTTAAAGGACATCTACACCGCAGGAAGTTACGCTGGTGCAGTTGACGCGGCTCAGGTAGTTCGCTCAGACGCAGTATTGGCAGGGAAGGGATTACAATTCCTTCTTGACAAGGCTGGCATTACCATTCAAGGTATTAACCAGACAACAATGACACGAATCTCAGACTCATTATTTCTTGGCATTAGCCAGGGTATGAGTGCTAGAGACATTGGAACGGCGATTGACCTAATCATCAACGATCCAAATCGTGCAGACATTATCGCAGTTACAGAAACAAACCGTGCCTACAACGCTTCGGCAGTAGACACCTATCAGTCGGCTGGCATTGAACAGTTTGACTGGTTAGCCTATGACGGTGCTTGTGCGGAGTGCTTAGACCAAGAACTAGCCAACCCACACGACATCACAGACGACTACCCACCAGAACACCCTTCTTGCCGTTGCACCGTAGCGGCTGTATTGCCAGACACATCAACCTCAACAGGAGAATAACCCAATGGCTCAAGACATTACCTACGCTTACTTCGGCAACCTAACAGTCAAGCGCGGAGACGACGGCTACATGAGAGTAAAGGGTCTTGCCACAGACGCAACCCTTGACCTCGACGAGCAAATCTGCGACCCAGAGTGGCTCAAGACTGCAATGCCGGAGTGGTTCAAGATTGGCAACATCCGCGAGATGCACCAGTCAAAGGCCATTGGTAAGGCTATGGAGATGGAACAGTCAGGCACAGGTTTCGTAGTTGAGGCCAAGATTGTTGACTCAGAAGCAGCTCGTCTAGTTGAAGAAGGAATCTACACAGGTTTCTCAGTAGGTATCAAGGGCGCTCGCGTTGAGAAGTCAGCCGATGCCCCTGGTGGAATGATCCGCTCAGGAAAAATCGTAGAGGTTTCGCTTGTTGACCGACCAGCAAACCCATCATGCGTTATCGAACTCGCCAAATCAGTTAAAGGCGAATTAGTGAAAGGTGCTGCTATGGCAGACATTGAAAAGGATGCCATCAACACTGAGGCAATTATGACAGAGCCAGAAGGCGCTCCAACAGAGTTGTACGAGGCTATTCAAGCCTGCACCGCTTGCGCTGGAACTGGTAAAAAGACCAACACGGCAAGCGAAGAGTTTGACACTCCTTGCGAAGTATGCAACGGAACAGGTGAACAGCCAGAAGGTCTAGTAGACGACCAAGTTCAGAACTCACCAACCATCCCTCAGAACATGGACAACGAAAACGCTAACCGTGACATCAAGGCTGCCGATGCAGACGACGCAGAAGTTACTGAGCCAGAAGTTGAAAAGAAGGACTACACACAGGCAGAGCGTGAACTTGCCGGTGACAAGGGCGAAGCACTCCCAGACGGCTCATACCCAATCAAGACTGTTGGCGACCTAAAGAA